ATTACTTCTTTCTCACCGGGGCAACAGGAATTTCTTAAGCGGCCCTGTCGGCTCGGGAATTTGCACACAACGTCTGGGTCAGAGGCGAAACAGACGGTTTTCGCCAATCAACAAGAACAGGAAAGAAACTCTAATAACGTAGTGTCTACAGTATCATTACCACCTGGGCACAGCAGAAGAGCACAGTCCTACTCGAACTTAAAAGGAATCACCTTATGTTGATCGTTGTCTGAGCGATGAAATCAAACAGTCTTAGTCTTATAACAAACTAAAGATAAGCGATCTAAGAAGCACTTATCTACCTCAACAAGGGTCCGACCGAGTTGAGGGAACCTACTTAGCTGTGACCAATGGATCACGGCCTTTAACGCCAACCTGCTTCCTCAAAGGAGGATCATCAAGTTTAGGCGAAATGCCGTGGATTCGGAGGTGATCAACAAGTTTATGAAGATCAACCTGTGAAGCCGATTCCAGACCATCAACTAACAATGAATTGACCCATTCCGCAGAAATAGGATCAGCATCAGCAGGAGTCTTAACCTCCTCAGGCTTACATTGCAAAAACTGAGTCAAGGTAGTTAAACCATCTAACTTATCTTGAAGTTTTTGAATGGCACCATCATATTGACGCCGAATTGACACTAACTCATCACGGGCAGTAGAAGTTAACGGGCCAGGACCAATCGATTGGTCAACAACCGGTCTAACAGTGACAAATAGATCCCAATCCCCAACAAAACCCGAAGTTACACTTAGTGGAGCGAAGCTAACCGCTACCACATTTGAACCAGTTATATCAGGCAACATTATGGAAAAGAAAACCATAGTCTGAGCTGTACCACCACCACAATAAATGGGACCCGATTGCATGCCAACACTAGAAGAAATGTTGGTAACCAAAGTACAATTGGTCAAAGTAACTGCACCCACATTGACGGTACCGCCAGACCCATTGCACATGTAACGAAAGTCCAAGACAGTACGAGGGGGCAGTTGATTTATCCACACAACCTGAGCGTTTGGCTGGAAAGTTACGGGTTGAAGAGGCATAGTAGAATCAGAATATATAGCTGCATCAGTAAATGGATGCGTGGAACTAGCATTAATGGCCCCTGTGGGCGTTAGCCCTACAGTTGAACCGGCATGGAAAATGCCGGACCACAACCCAGTTTGAGGCAATCGGGGTTTCATTAATTTTATCTTATATGAAACCCACAACTCACCCAAATCGGAATTATCCACTTGCTGCCCAACAGTAGCCAATTGCAGACGGCCCAAAGTCTGCAAATTAGCTGCCAAAGACAATTGCGCTGATTCAGAGTCCACATTTGAAATAGCTGGCAAAGTGGACAAAGGATATTTGAATTGACGAGCCGGACCACCAACATAACGAGAGTTTAACACATCCAGTTTAGGGTTGCACTCAATAGGGTGCAACATTGGCTCACTAGGGACACAGGACGTACAATATTCATAAGACTCCATTTCAGTTTTAGAACCGAAAACAGGTTTACTAACATCGTACTCCGTGGCCATAATTACCGTTCCTAAAGAGGTGTTGGAGGAAGCGACTGAATTGCCAGAAGTAGGATTATAACAAAACACTAATCCTAGAAATTCAAACTGTTCAAAATTGATGGCCACATTAGCCAAATAAGGAAATGTGGACGCAACAGTTGGGTCAATTAAATACACATTACTATTAAATCTCTGACTGCCTAGAACATCAGTGACCATTTCTCTGTGAGACAAAACAATAGAACCATCAAGGTTTTTATCGAATTGAGGAATGGCATCACTAGCATTCATAAAACTATTACTACGGACCTTATAAGCACCCCGCCCAGTTATACTAGACATAATGGAAGAAGCAGTAGTACCTAACTTAGGTATACCCAATATAGAACCAACAGCGTTTCCAACTGAGGATATAATGGACCTAGACTTAGCAGGATTTTTATTTTTATGTTTGTGTTGTTTATTTTTCTGTGGCACAACAGCAACCACTTTATTTTTTTGATTTGATTTGTTTTTATGACGAGGCATTTTTAAATTGAAAACAGAAGGGATCGGTGAAAAAAGGGATAGCACGTGCAGTAGTCACAAGGGGATAATGCCCCATGCTGGAAAAACGAACCCCTGGATTGTGTAACCACGTTCCAGGGGCAGTTGTACAACACGACTAAAGACTTGCAACCTGAGGCCAGCTCAGGTTTAGGCTAACCGCTTGCTAAAGGCGATCTATTACGGGCGAGCAGGCTCAATAACCTCTGATACCACCTAATTACTTCATCACAAGTAAATCGGTCCCCCCCAAAGAATGGTTTTTAACACCCTAAAATCCATCGCTCAGAGGAAACAGATACCCAAGCACGTCACTGCCTGCTATCTCGTATTCCACCTACCGCTTCAAGAACGCTTAGGGATATAAAGAAAATAAATAAAAACTAACAAAATAATGCTTTAGGACCATCTGTGTCACGGTCAAACAAAACTTCAAATTTCCAATGGGACAACAAATGGCCAAATCTGGGCATTTTAAGACCAGACGTGTCCAACTTATAGTAACATAAGTCCCTATAGTAATTGATCATTCGTTTTTCCTTAGACACAGACACTTCAACATACTCAACCTTAAAATCGTAAATTTTAGGGAATATTTCTAAATGTCCAGAAGTATCATTTATAACCTGGTTCATCAATTGACCTAAACCAGGCACATAAGACGCGCAATGTTTATACCCCATAGCGACACCCCGCAGGACCCCCAGTACATCCAAATGCACTGGCAGATCGGAAAAATGGCCGAATTTGCTCAGAACTCGACCAAGTTTGGGTCCTAAAACATAACCCCCATCGTGGACATAAAACCGGTTGGAACAAAATTCAGCCTCCAACAAAGATTTTCGGTACAAATTATCAGACTTAAAGCCTAGGTCCAATAACAAATTGAACCTGGGCTTCATCCACTTGGGGTACACCATTATATTATCATCACCCTGCACACACATACGCAGGCTCTTCCGTAAGGTGTCAACGGAAATACCTGCTTTCCAAAAACAGTAAATATGAAGTAAACCATTCAATACTGAATTCATGCAACTAGTGTAAGGATCCCCCGATTTTCGGGTACCATTTACACTATACGTCAGACCATGGGTAGTCCTTCCGTGGGTTTTGATATTTGCAATCATTAAATCGACAACCGCTCGCTGAGCACCAAACCGTTTTGCTAGCCAAACCTCTAGCTCACAAAGTTGGGTGCAAATAGATGCATCCCAACTGGATACATCATTCTCA